GCGATGAATACATGCGCAGGTGCAAGGAGCGGGATACGACTCCGCAGAACGGATGGGGAGAGCCAGTGGTGGTTCCGATAGAGGATGCAAAGCAAGAAGAGGAAATGTGTCCGTGCGCGTAGACTCTCCATTCAATCGCTTTATTCCGAAGGGAATCAAGGAAAATCTCCGCTGGAGAGCGGCGGTGCATCATCGTATTATGGAAAGCCCGAGTTACGCAGATGTAATTCGCGATGCTTGTTCTAGGGACCCGCTGTTTTTTATTAACGGATTTGGCTACACGTATGATCCACGAAGTAGCCCATTTACGAAGATCCCTTTTATACTCTATCCGTTCCAGGAAACTGCGATGTTGCGCTTGATTAGAGCAATCAAGGAACGCGACATCTTGATTGAGAAGAGTCGCGATATGGGCGCTTCGTGGCTGTGCGTCACTGCAATCGAGTGGTGTTGGATGTTTCGTAAGCTACAGTCGTTTCTGTTTGTCTCGCGAGTCGAGGATTATGTTGACAAAGCTGGCAATCCAAAGGCCCTGTTTTGGAAGTTTGATTTCCTATTAAACAATTTGCCGTCGTGGCTCAAGCCAATTGGATATAACGAAAACGATCACCGGCGAAAGTTGCATGTTGAAAATCCCGAGAATGGCTCGGTGGTTGATGGCGAATCAACTACCGGTCGAGTTGCTCGTGGTGATAGGCGTACTGCGATTTTGTTGGACGAGTTTGCTGCTGTTGAACAGGGCCATCAAGTTCTGTCTGCCACGCGAGATGCCACGCCATGCAGGATCTTTAATTCAACTCCGGAAGGAACCGGGAATGCTTTTTACGATATGTCGCAGACTGGTATTGAAAAGCTTAAGCTGCACTGGTCCGAACATCCGATTAAGTCCATTGGACTTTATACGGCCGATGATGACGGCAGGCTGAATGTTATCGATAAGAAGGGATACCCGAGCGGGCAGTTCGAGGCTGTCTTGGACGGCAAGCTGCGTAGTCCATGGTATGATAACGAATGCAAGCGCGCTGCTAATGCTCAGGAGATTGCGCAGGAGCTTGATATCGATTACCTGGGGTCTGGCTATCAGTTCTTCTCTGCCGATCTTGTTCGCGAGAGGATACGGGGACACGCTAGGCCGCCGATACTGGTTGGGGATCTTGATTATGATGATGAAACTGGTGAACATACTAAGTTTCGCGAGAATCCAAACGGTAATTTGAAGCTATGGTTTCTGCTGAATAAAGATGGGAACCCACCGAAGGACCATAAGTATTCTCTTGGCGTTGATGTATCCGCAGGGACGGGCGCATCTAATTCTGCCGGCTGCGCTTGGGATATAGTGACGTGCGAGAAGTCTTTGGAGTACGTGAACCCTCGTATTAGACCAGAAGCTCTCGCTAGGCAGATATTTGCGATTGCTAAGTGGCTTGGTGACGCATTCTTGATCTGGGAGAGTGGCGGTCCAGGGCGGCAGTTTGGCGATCGCGTGATTGATCTCGGGTATCGAAATATCTATTGGCGTAGGAGCGAAGAGGCGTTGTCCAAAAAGGTTACGGATATTCCCGGGGTGGCGCAAACTAAGGAAACCAAGATTCTTTTGTTGAGCGTGTATCGCGCGGCAATAGAAAAAGGCCTTGCAATTAACAGGTCAAAGGAGGCGCTTGAAGAGACACTTGAGTATGTTTTTGGGGCGGATAATAGTGTTGTCCATGCGCGATCAAATTCAAAAACTGACCCATCTGGCGCTAAGGCGAACCACGGTGACAGGGCGATGGCGGATGCGCTTGGGTGGAAGGGGATTATAGAGCGTACGAGACGCAGGCTTCCGGAAAAAAAGAAGCCAGAAATTCCAGTAGGATGCCTTGCCTGGAGGCAGAAGATGCACAAGGAAGCGAAACAACTAAGTAACAGGGAACTAGATAAGAGTTGGAGATAAATATCATGGCGTTTAACCCGCTATCGGAAAAGCAAACAGAGAGATTGATTAAGTCCATCGATTGGGCGGAGCAGCAGCTTGAATATCCACGAAAGCAGAGGATCAATGCTGTCAATCAATTCATGGGATCGCACCATAGCGTTGGTGGGCTGACTAAGCCTGTTCCAGTGAATTTCCTGAAGATGGCTGTTGATATTTACGTCAGGCTATTGGCACCACAGGCTCCGCGTGTTTTCATTACGTCAATGCAGCGTGAGCTACGTGCTTCTGCGTATGAATTTGAACTTGCAGTTAATCAAATTCCAGACGAAATTAAACTTGGAAAGACGCTTCGCCGCTTTACAACTGAGGCGTTGTTTTCGATGGGGGTATTGAAGTGCGGTATTGCTGAAACTGGGGCTGCAATGGGCCACCCGTATGGCGAGTCGTTTGTTGACGACATTACCCTTGACGATTATTTTGTCGATATGTCGGCAAAGCGAATCGACCAAATTCAGTACGAAGGAAACACGTATTGGGCTGATTTTGAAAAGGTAATGGACGCCGGGTGGGTAAGGAAGCAGGCTCGTGCTGGCCTCTCGTATGATGAAAATACGGTAATTGGAGAACATGGTCAGAAGCGGGCCGAAGGTGTAGCCACGAATGGAACGGCCGATACATTCAGGGATAGGATTTGGTTGCGCGATGTCTGGCTTCCTGAAGATAGCCTTATGGTAACTATTGGTGTTACGAGCAAAAAGGTTCTCAGGATAATCGAGAGGGACGGTCCCGATATTGGGCCATATATTAAGCTTGGGTTTACTGATGTGCCAGGCTTGCTTTTGCCACTTGCTCCTGTTCAGGTATGGATTGATCTCCATGAACTTGGGAATGCTTTGTACCGCAAGCTGGGTAACCAAGCTGATTCAGAGAAGACTGTTCTTGGGTTCCCTGGCGGCCAGGATGAAGATGTCAGCAATTTCAAGGGTGCCATGGACGGCGATGGTATTTCGTACAGTGGTGCGGAAGCAAAAAAGCTGACGGCAGGCGGAATAAACCCCAACACGCTTGCGTTCTATTTGCAAAATAAGGATCTTAGTTCCTATTTTGCTGGCAATGCGGACAGTTTGGGTGGACTGTCTCCAATGACAAAGACTGTCGGTCAGGATAAGCTATTAAGCGAAGCTGCTGGTGCGCAGATGCAGAGCATGAGCCAGCTTAGCGTCGAAGCAATTTCTGATGTATTCACTACGCTTGCATACTACGAGTGGAATGATCCGATTAGAAGGCGGACGCTTGAGAAAAAAATTCCTGGCGCTGACATTTCAATCAAAAAAGAATGGGGGCAAGAGAGTAAGAATGGTGAATTTTCGTTTTATGATCTTAGCATTGATGTGTATTCGCTTCAAAGTAATTCGCCTGGTACGAAGTTGCAAAAGCTTGGGTTCGTTACGAATACATACATTCTTCCATTTGCGCCACTGATTGAAAAAGTTGGCGGGCAAATAGACGTTAAGAGGCTCCTTGAATTGGTTTCTCGCTATTCGGATATGCCTGAAGTTGGTGAGATTGTTACATTTGTGGACCAGCCGGAATCTGGGCAAGCGCCTAAAAAGCAGGGTATGCCAGCCAATACGACTAGGACTTATGAAACGTCCAGCCAGACTGGTTTGTCGAAAGAGGGGGCATCTGCTGCTGCGCAGCAGGAATTATTGAGCCAGGGTGATGGGGACAGTGACAGCACCTAGATGGGTGGGCTGTCTGGGTTTTTGTATTGGTTGTTCTGCAATCTGGTATACTGTAATATGTAGGCTTTCAGAAGGGAACAGGTATGCCGATTTATTGCTTTACAGATTCCTCCGGAGAAACGCATGAGCGCATCTTCCGCATGGGCGAGGCTCCGGCGCAAATTGACCTGGAAAATGATGTAGCAACACGCGATCATGCCGCTGAGTGGGCCGGTGGGCAGCAGAGTGGGGGAAAGGGCGAGTGGCCCATTGTGTGTTACGCATCTGGAGTGAATGCTGCACAAGCTCCTGAGCTTCGTAAGTTTTTCAAGGATCGCAAGTTCGACTGCGAAGTAACGAATGACGGAGATCCAGTTTATCGAAACCCGCAACATCGAACGAAAGCATTAAAGTTGCGCGGGCTTCACGACGAATCAAGTTTTGGAACTGAAACCTAGAAGAGAGAACTAGAATCATGCCACTACCCGAAGACCTTGCTACTGAGATTTCTGATGCTGTCGATGCTATTGCTGTTGACGGCGATAATGTTGACGGCGACAATGTTGACGATGCCGTCGATGTAGTTGTTGACGATGCTCCGGCAGCCGTTGCCGACGCCGACGCTGTTGTTGACGATGCCGTCGATGTAGTTGTTGACGCCGATGCGGACGCCGATGCCGCCGCCGTGGCCGCCGCCGTTGATGGCGAGCCTGGAACTGATCTAATCGTTCCTCCGGCAATTAGCGATAATGCACTTTCGCAGGCTGTTCTTGCTGGAATTTCGATTAGCGATGCAAGGAACTTCCCTAGTGACGAAGCGTTGCTGCATATTGTTGATGCCATAGTGGATGCAAAGCGAGTCGAGGTAGAAGTAGATGCAGGCGCCGATGATCCGCTCGATAACCTTCCGACGCTTGATCCGGAGACTTACGGGGAAGCGGCAGTTGAGATGTTTGACAAGCTTACTGCCGTGGTTCGATCTCAACGTGATACGATTAACGAATTTCGCTCCGAGCAACAGGACATTGAGAAAGCCAACTCTGATGCAAATGTTCGCGAGGTTACGGGGTGGTTCGACAAACAAATCAATGATCTCGGTGATGATTTCACCGAAGCCCTTGGGACTGGTTCAATCAACAACCTGGACCAAGGAAGTTCGCAACTTGCGAAGCGCGATCAAATCGCGGGACAGCTTGCCGTGCTGAGGGCTGGCTACAATGATACCGGAATGCCGTTGCCGTCAAGGGACGAATTGTTTAATTCGGCGACTCGTATTGTGCTCCACGATGAATTTGCAAAAATTGATGCGAAAAAGCTGTCTGATAAGCTGGCTAAGCGCAGTTCGCAGCATATTCAACGTGCCGGTGGGCGCATGAAGAAGGATTCTCCGACTTCCACAGCGGATATCGCTAAAGAGTTGGACGAGAGATTTTTCAAGTCCGAACGACAATAACAATAGCGCTGTCCTAGCTTGTGAGCGGGCAGCAGCAAACTAGAAAGAAACACGACTAGATGACAATTCAGTACGCCAATATCGATGATGCCGTACTTCTCACTCAGGAGAAGCTAATCAACAGGGGCTCGTTCCTCGACCACCAGACAGACTTGACGGATTTCGTGGCTGTCAGGGAGCTTTGGAAAGGCAAAAGGAAGGTATTCGACGGTGGTGATGATTGGGAATTCCAGGCTCAAATTGACCACAACCACTCTGCGCGGGCGGTAGGTCTGTACGAAACCGACGGTGGCGCAATCGCCGACACCATGATTACCATGAAGGTGCAGCCGCGTCACCTTAATGCGTTCTATCACTACGATCAGCGGGAGCCTGCGTTCCAGCGTGGCGGCACGAAGATCGTTGATCTGGTGCAGACTCGCGTAGCAGCAATGCAGATTTCGTTATTCGAGTTAATGGAGTCGATTCTCTGGACTAAGCCGGACGATTCCGATGACGACAAGACTCCGTTCGGCATGACGTACTGGGTTACGAAGTGCGCCGCAGAGGGCTTCAACGGCCTCGATCCTGCCGGATTCCCGCTGGGCCGCGCCGGCAAGTCTTCAGCAGCCTATCCTCGTTGGGCTAATTACGGAAGTCCGTACGTGGCGGTTAGTAAAGAGGATCTTGTTCGTAGGATGCGAAGAGGTTCCCGTCAGACGAAGTTCAGGTCCCCTCTCTCTCATGCCACGCCTAAAGTTGGCGGCATGAAGAACGGTATCTATACTAACGATGGTGTTATCGGTATCATGGAAGAGATCCTTGAGGACCAGAACATGAACCTCGGCAACGATCTGGCCAGCAAGGATGGCCGGACGCTGTTCAAGGGTACGTCTGTTCAGTATGTTCCCAAGCTTGATGATGATGTGCAAAATCCCATTTACACGATTGATTGGTTGTGGATGGCAATTGGCGTTTTGGCTGGCTGGGAGAATCAGCTAACGAAACCGTATATGGTGCCGAATAAGCACACTGTCCGGCGCGTTGACAATGATTGTACGCTCCAGATGATTTGTACCGATCTTCGTCGTCAGGGCGTCTACCACGTCGCCGACTAACAACAATACTCCCTGACAGCCTCTCGGGGCTGTCAGGGGGTTATTTGGTTCCCGTTGAAAACAATAACAATAAGATGAAAGAAAAGCTATGACGAGTTTTGCTATCAATGCCCCGACCAAACAGGCCCGAACCTTCTCGGAGTGGGTTTGGTTCGAGTCTACTGTTGCCCTGAAAGAAGGCCAGGCGGTTTGTTACAATTGGGACTACGGAGTCGCAACTGCTTTCGATGCTCGGCGCTTCAACCACGTTGAGCCCCCGACGACCCTGAACGCCCAGTATTTCGCTGGCGTTTCGTCTCGCAATTACGCGGCGAATTCCAGCGGGCAGTTCATCGAGATCTATAAGCCCGGCAGCGTGTGCAATATCTACGTTGCAGTCAGCACCGTCAAGGGTACTGGTATCCTGACTTTCGACGTTACGCCGGCCTTTGCCGGCCAGTTTCGTTACGCTGGTCTTGAGGGCGAGGGCTCCGCGCAGGTGATGCAGACTACAACTTATGTCGCTACCGCCCAGAAGTGCATGGCGCTGTTGCAGTCTGGCCTGCCGTCCGGCGGTGTCGAGGTTGTTGACATTGTAAATAATGCTGCCATCGGCACGTTGATGTTCGGCGGAACCACGCTGATTACGGGCGCGGATATCGATGCTGGTAATTGTACCTACACTCTCGCTGACGGTACGTTTACCGGCCAGCGGAAGAAGTTCAAGGTCATTACTACTGAGATCGCGACGAACAATTTCGTGATTACAGTCACGACCGGCTGGGAGGTCTGGGGAAGCGGGGTCCACAGTACGACTACTTGGGCCGGTGCCAATACCACGGTGAATGCGGCTCAGACGCTCGTGTGGGACGGTGCCTGGAATGTAACGCGCCAGACTCACACCGAGCCTACCTCCGCGTAACTTCCAACCGCCCCCGGATTAGAAATCTGGTAAGGGCGGATCAAGGGCTGCCATTGGATTCCTCTCTTCGTCCAGTGGCAGCCATTTTATTGTGAGGATTCAGAATTGGCTGAGAGTACCTTGAGCTTAGGCTGGGCGGACCTGAAGAGTCGCGTTGGATTCTTTCTTGGTTACGGGAGGACAGTAGCTAGCTTCACTGCTGTGCAAGAAGCAGAGGTCGAGGAATTCGTTCAGTCTGGCGTTCGGCTCGTTTATTACCCAACCGCCCTTAGTGCTGATGCTACGTTCGCTGGCTACGAATGGTCGTGGCTACGGCCGACTGAAGTGCTCGATATTTACAAGCCATACGCCATTGGAACCGTGACTATTGTGGCTGGGGTTGTTACGCTAGCCGATGGAACATTCCCGTCATGGGCGGCAGATGGTGAATTGACTATCGACGGTGAGTCTTATTCAGTGGATACGCGAGACGGCGATGCGCAGATTACCTTGGATAATTTGACGGTTACTGCGGATGCCGGTTCTTCGTATAGCTTGGCTCAAGCCGATTATGACTTGCCCGATAATTTCGGTCGTATGATTGGCAGGTTTAATTTCCCTCGAGATTCTAACTTGTCTCCGGTTGATGTTGTTTCTGTCGGAAAACTACTTTCTATGCGTGCTGGATCGTTGATGTCTGGCTCGCCAAGTTTCGTAGCGATTCGATACAAGTCGTCCACGGGGGCGACTGGACAGCGGCAAGAGGCTTTGTTTTACCCCGATCCAGATGATGACTGGACAATGCTTTATGAGTATGAGGCATACAGCGGCGCGTTGTCCGATGCGTTGCCGTATCCGCTTGGGGGAATGCAGCTTGCTGAGCTATATACCGAATCATGTCTTGCGGTAGCGGAAGGTAGAGCTAATGACGAACCTGGGGTACATAGCAAATTGTATGAGTCGCTTCTTGTCGATGCGATAATTCGTGACCGGAAACGTGGTGCAAAAAATTATGGGCAGATGGGCCACCAAGATTATCAACTCGAAGAGGGGGTTTTCCGTCGAGGTTACACAGGCGGAACTTATCCGCTCACCTACCGAGGTGAATTGATATGACGAAGAAGAGAATATGTAAGAAGTGTAGTGCCGAAAAGCAAAAGGATTCAACGGACATTATCCTTGCACTTGCTGCATACACCGAAAACACAAAGCACAAAAAGGAACTAATCTAGTGTCAGCATCCGCAACAATTCTTGCCGGTGGTTCCAGCGAACTGCTGATTGCTGCCGATAAGAATCGGGACCACATTACGATCCAACTCCAGGATACTGCATCGGTATATCTCGCGTTTGGTGAGCCTGCCGTTACTGCTACTGGAATCATGTTGATCTATCCGGGGTGCTCAGTGCGCGTGACTGGCGCTAAGGCTCGCGGCGCGGTGTATGGTTATGCTGCTGGCGCGTCTCTTGTTGGCATTGAGACTACCGAAGACGTTGAGTATCGTCCTGGCTCTTACATCTGGTTCTAAGATATGTCCGCATACGCTTGGAGTATTGGTGCCGGAGAAGTGAATATCTCTAAGGAGATAATCGCTGCTGATGAGTATCGCGATGAACTGACTGTGCAATTGAATGCGCAGACATTGAATGGTGCGGATATAGTGTACCTTGGATTTGGCGGGGATGCTGTCTCTGGAGAGGGAATTGCCATAGGGGGCGTTGGGGATTCGGTAAGAATGCTGGGCGCTAAAGCCAGACTATCCGTGAACGTAATATGCGATGCTGTTGTTTCTGGCGGCATCGAAACGCACACTAGCTTGGAGTATCGGCATACCAGAGACTATCCAGCATGGTATCACGATAAACCTCAGACATAAGGAACTATGATGGCTAAAAAGAGGACGTTCGCTGAAGAGCAAGCCGCGAAGGCTCGCGCAGACAAGCGAGCCACCACGAAGCCTAAGCTGAAGCAGTCGGCAGTAGTGAAACCTGCTAAGAGAACGGTAGCCCAAGAGCGGGCCGCGAAAGCTATCGCAGACAAGCGTGCCGCAGACGCCAAGAAGGGTGGCTCGAAATCAGTTGGGCAACACGTTGGTTCAGCCGGCCAGGCCGCGAAGGAGAGAAACAGGAAGTGGTGGGAAAAGCATGGTCCGTCTGGTATGAGCCGTCTCATTAAGTCGATGGAAAGAAAGAAAAAGTAGGGGGAAAAGGTAACAATTTCCGAGTTAGAAGTACCGAATGCACTGTTCCATATTTCCGAAAGGCTACTAAGATGATTGATAGGTTGTGTTCTTTGATTAAAATGAAGGTTCCGGAACGAAATAGGGGCCTTCTGTTTGCGAGCGGTTCCATCGTCCCCGTGGACGAGACCGATGGTTACCAGACCGGGTGCCTCTTCCAGCATACGGACGGCGGAGATGATACCGCCCTCTACGTGAATGAGGGGACTGTTACCTCTTGCGATTTCAATCTTGTCTCGTGCGCTGCCGCCGGCGAGATGGCGCAGATCGAGTTCGATGACGACCTGACCGGGCCGCTGATCTCGATTAGCACGACCGATCCGACCGGCGATTCGTACACAACTCCGTTCCTGATTACCGGAACGTATAGCTCGACGTGCGCGCTGGCCCTTCAGTTGAGCGCCACGAACACCCGGCCCGTGAGCTTCCTGTTCGACGACGGCGGTGAGGATATTGCCGGTGGCAATCTCCGCGGGGTCCTTTCGCGCGTTCTTCTCTGCACCTCGCAGACCAACGGGATTTCGCTCAACGCGCTTCGCGGTCAGGTTAAGATGCTGAACACCGTTGCAATCGACAGCGAGAACGCTGTCATCGCTCCGGTCACTGGCTATCTTGAGTTGGCTGGCGTCGGGGGCCGAGTGCTTAACGGCCACGTCGCTTGTGTCCGCGCTGCCCTCGAAGAGGAAACCGGTGACACGACTATCGGGCTGTATATGTCTGGTTTCGAGGCGACCCTTAAATCGTATAGGGTCTACGACGGCGACGGCTGGCTGGCCGCGTACACGGTGAACGTCGATGGTGACGGCGGAGAATCCAAGTGGCAGTATGGTCTGCACATGCGCGGTGATTCCGTTAGCGCTGGCGTTTTGATCGGCGCTCAGGGCGAAGGCGTTTCGCTTACGACTGCGTTCCCGTTCGCGGTTGAGGTTCACTCTCAGGCAGACGCCGACATTGTAGCCGGCGACACTGGATCGTCTGCCGGCATCTACGCTCGTAATTCGATCGAGTTCAACCAGACCAGTAGCACCGCGCACATTGGCATCTTTGGTAAGCTGCGAGTCAAGAAGGATTTGGCTGGCGGAAATCACGCCGGTTTGATGGGGTGGGTCGAGATTTCTGGAACCACGGAAATCGGCGGAATCGCTAGTACCCAAACTGCCGCCGGGAGCTTCTCTGTTGTTGCCGAGTCTGGCCTTAATCTTTCGACCGGCCACCTGGACGGTATCAACATAGATTGCAGCGTTGACGACGAAGCAACTATCGGCGGAACGCTGACTGGTATTCGGATCAAGTCGAGTGCTGGCTGCTATCCCTGGACGACTGGCATCCAAATCGAGGCTGACGCTGCCTATATCGGAATTCGTATCGGCGAATTCGCCGTCGCCGCCGCCACAACTTCGGCTGTTCCGTTCTGTACTGAACAGGATGTTTACACCGATGGCCAGCTTTCCACCATGGAGATTCATGGGGCAAGCGATGCCAACCTGACTGGGGCGTATGCAGCTAAGTGTCTGCGGGCTTGTCATATCGTCAACTGCACTACGGCCGCTCACGAGACCTACGGTGCCATGGGGCAGGTCGTTGTGAAGGACACTACGCTCAGCCATCTGCATGCAGGGGTGATTGGCACGTTCGAGGGTCATACCTCTGGTGCCATCATTGATGGTGGGTACGCCTACCCGGCTGCTGCTGTCATGGCGCGGTGTGGCGGTGGAGCCGCTATTACGGCAACGAAGGACCTGGCTGGTTTCGCAGCGTTTTGGAATGGTGCTGCGCTCGATAGCGGGAATTCCGTGGCATACGCCGTCGGGCACCTAACAACCGAGTGGACACATGCCATCGGTGTCGAAAGCTGCACAAACCTGTTTGATCTTCCGGCCTCTGGAACTAATCCAGTTGAGGCAGGCAATTACGCAGTGGGCGGTGGCACGCAGGTTAGAATTTCCGTAATGGTTGGAGATGTCCAGTATTACATGCTGGCAAGCACTGCTCCCACTACGGAGTCATAACCGAGAGTTCAACCCTGGCGGCCGTAAGTCCGGTAAGGATAACCTTGCCCTGCTGGCCGCCGGGTTTTTGTGGCGGTCAAGTCGCTAAGCGTCGTGGCCGCCAAGTTTCGTTTTTTGTTTTTCTGTTTCTGTTTTTCAATCACCTAAGTAGGAGAAGAGAAATGCTTTTAGGGACTATTTTTCAGAGCATTGAGGCGTGGAGGAAATTATCTGCCGTTAATATGAAGGCGGCGGTTGCTTACAAAATCCTCAAGTACACGCGGCTGGTGCAGGCCGAGCACGAAATCGCCGAGACGCAGCGCGTTGCGCTGATTCGCGATGTCACCGGCACGACGGTCGGTGAAGACGCGAAGATCGAGCCGAACTCGCCTGAGTTCGTCGAGTATGCGACGAAACTCAATGTCGTCATGTCGCAGGAATCGGACCTTCCGAAGATGGACATGGACCTGGACGCAATTGTAGACGCCCTGGACGGCAAGGATGATGTTTTGTCGGTTTCTGACCTTGCGATGCTTGAGCCGTTTTTTGATACCGATATTGACACACCGGCTCCATCATGTTGCGATCGCTGTGATGTTGCGAAGGCATAAGCGATAGAGGAATTGACGATGGTAAAGAAGCGCCAGATGCACGTTTTGTTTCCGCTTGCGGGACTTAATCGTTCTGGCGCTTATCGCCAGCAGGCCCCTTACTCAACTGCTGACTGCATGAATGTGCGCTCTGCTGCTACGCTTGAGGGGCGCGAGCGTGGTGGCAGCCGTCCAGGGGTGGTCTATTCGCACATTGATGACATTGGTGGCGAAGTACGGATGCTAGCTCCGATGACTCTTGCTTTATCCGATGGCTTTACTGCCTGGTCTGATACGTTTGCCGGAACGTCATTGGCTGCCGCCTGGTCTCAGGCCAGTTGGGCCAGTGGCGTTCCGCTTATCTTGCCTTCTGCACTCGCTTCGGTTGATACTGATACTGCTGAGGGGGAGGTAGTCTTGACCGCATTGACGATTGACACCGCCCAGGCGTATACCATCGAGATGGATCTTTCTCCGTGGAACGGAGCGTGGCACGGTGCGTACCGTATTTACTTGCGAATGGACAATGCTACGCCACTCTACACGACAGAAGGTGTGTTCATAGAGTTAGTATCAACCGGAACGGACGGCGCATTTACGGCCACGTTGAATTCGTATCTTGCGACAGCCGAAACTGTAGTCGATACAGCAGACGATACTATCGGATCTGTGTTTCCTGGATGGCTAACCGCCACAGTTAGCGGAGATACCGTTACTGTATACTGGTGCGGCACGCAGATTATGTCTGGTGTTGTTGACGCACATGCCGGATCGCGAGTCGGCTTTGGCATGGAATGCACGGTTGACGGAGGGATCTGTTTGGCCAATGTATTCCGGGCGCAGTATTATTCTACGGGGAATGTTCCTGTGCTCAGGTCTGAGCTAATTGCTTCTGCCGATGGCGACTTGTTCGTCGAAGGCCCTTATGGCCGCATGACTGTCGTTGTGTCTGATCTTACCATCAGGAATGATGTATCAATTATGGCAGCGCAGAGCGGGCAGGATTTATTCATTGCGGACTACGGCGATGTGCGGGACTCTGGGACAGACGGAACGGTCACGGGGTTCGAGCTTGACGATGCCGCCGGTCAAAACTGGACTACACTCGGGATCGACACGGATTCGGATGTATGTGTTATCTCGAATGCCATTGCTCCATGCACTGCTGGGACGTACAAGATTGATTCCGTTGCAGCGGGAGCACTCACTCTCCTGGCTGCGCCTGGTAACGGGGCGTGCTCATACAGAATCGAGAGAGCACCGAAGGTCTATGATCCGTCTGCTGAAACCTTCGTCATCTACGCAGCAACCGCCGGTCAGGTGCCGACCGGGTGCCCGCTGATCTCCCGATACCTTGGTCGCATTGTTATGTCTGGTGCAGAGATTGCTCCGCACGCATGGTTTATGAGCCGCCAGAATGACGAGTATGATTTTGACTATTCGCAAGATGACAGTCAGCGAGCCGTAGCTGGGACAGCAAGCGAAGCTGGGGTTCCTGGCGACCCAATCGTTGCGCAGATTCCGCATAGCGATGATTACTTGATTTTTGGGTGCATGAATTCTGTGTGGCGTATGGCGGGTGACCCGGCATACGGTGGTTCGTTGGATGCGCTAAGTCGCAGTGTCGGAATTATTGGACCTAATGCCTGGTGCCTTGGACCGGCAGGCGAACTTATCTTCCTTTCGTTGAATGGGTTATATGCTCTGCCTCCCGGTGGAAATTCGTATCCGATTCCATTATCTGAAGATATATTGCCCGACGAATTCAGGAATATCGATGCAAGCGTGCTTGAGATTTCCCTTGAGTATGACGTGCAGGACAACGGAGTCCACGTTTATTTGACGCCAGAGTCGTCTAATGCCAGGACGCATTGGTGGTTCGATTGGGGGAACAAGACATTCTGGCCGCTTACGCTGGCGTCTGACTACGAGCCTACTGCGACGTGCGCCATTCAGGCCACTGCAATTGAAGAGTCTGGTGTTATTCTTGGTGGGCGCGACGGAAAGCTCAGGAGATTTAGTAGGCTGGCTGGTAACGATTGCGGCGCGTCATTCACGTCATACGTCGTTATGGGGCCAATAGCGCTTGCGAAAGATTCGTTTGTTGGGTCCGTCCTAGCAATGGATGCAGTTATGGCCGAAGGGAGCGGTAGCGTTACGTGGTCGCTACATTCCTCGCTGACTTTCGAGGGGTCTTCCAGCGCGTCGTCATCTGATACCGGAACCTGGAGCGATGGGCTCAACGCAACAAATCGCCCGGCATGTCGCGGGCAGGCATGTACGGTAAAGGTAGCTGGGACCTCTGGGGCACGGTGGGCATTTGAGCAAGTAACGATGCTTGTTAAGGAAGCCGGGCAGAGGCGTATTCCGTAATGCCAAACAACAGGTCTCCCAATTCATTCTCGCCAGAGGAAGTTCGCCGTGCTATCGCGCGGCTGAACTTAGATTCAACTGACTGCGAAGCGGATGTCGTTGCTTTGCAGGCCGCTGATGTTGTCCTTGACGGGAGGGTAGATATACTAGAAGAGATCGTAAGCGACTACTCCGCCGAGACTGATGATGATGTGGTAGCTGGCCAGCCGGTGTACGTCAAGGCCGACACGCACGTTGGGCTGGCTGCCAACGGCGGGGCGGCAACACATCAGGTCGCTGGGCTGGCCATAGAGGCCGCCGCTGCCGGCGCAGCAGTTGAGTACCGACCGGACGGGAAGCTCCAGGTAGCCGACTGGACAGCTATCACAGGCGGAGCCCTCCTGACGCCGGGGGCATACTACTTTCTGGATGCAGCAGCCGGCACGTTGACGACGGCCGCTACGGCGACAGTCGGGGAGTACCTGGTTCGCGTCGGCCGTGCAATTACTACGGTAACCCTAGACATAGAAGTCGGTCCCCTTATTTTACTGTAATTCAAGGATACTCTCATGGCTCTCAAGATTCCGCTCGTCTTAGCAAGTGGGCAAATTCAGCAGCTTCAGGCTGGCGACTCGCTCAACGCTTCGTGTAACGAAGTTGATGTCGTCGAGATGGAGAACAGCAACGCTGGGGCAGTTGTCATTTGTGCTCCGGTGTATGTTGATGGTGCCGGCACTTTTGATGAGGCACAAGCTGATGCTGCTGCGACAACTGAAATCCTAGGGCTAGTCGCTGTCTCTCCGTCGATCGGGATCGCCGGATCGGGCAACATTCAGACGGATGGGATACTCACTGCAACTGCGGTTCAATGGGATGCTGTCACTGGAGACGGCGGGGGATTGACAGCCGGGTCTGTGTATTACGTCGATCCAGACACCGCTGGTATGCTAACCACGACCGCTCCGACGACTGCTGGAGATTTCGTAATCAGGGTCGGTGTGGCACTCAGCACGCTTGACATGGACATTACTGTCACCCCTCCGATAAAGCTGTAGAATGGCCGCCAAGAAGCCCCTAGTAGTCAGTTCCGGTGGAGTCGAGCAGATTCAAGCTGCCGACTCGCTTGATGCCGTCAACGTCACGAGCGGTGCCGACCCCGGGCATACGCACTCTATCTATCTAAAGGCGGATGGCACTGTAGCTCTGACCGGCAACTTGGCGGTGGATGCGGCTGTTACAATTGATGGCCGGGATATCTCTGCGGATGGTGCTACGCTTGATACGGCCTCTGGCTGGGGGGATCACAGCGTTGCTGGCTATCTAAAGGCAGATGGTAGCGTTCCGTTGACGGCTGATTGGACGACGGGCGCGTTCAGCATCATTGGAAGCGATCATTGGTACTTGCGTGCCGACAATGCAAAGTTGCATTTCGGTTTAGGCAATGATGCAAGTATCTATTACAACGGCACTGATCTTGTATGCGATCCGCAGGTAGTCGGTAGTGGAAATTTCCGTATACCAACAGGCAGGGTCGCGATAGGCCATGCTAGCTGGACGCCTGCTGCGAAACTTACAATCTGGCAAACGACTAGCGATACGACTGCATTAGTGTATACTGTCGCTGCTAATATGAGATATGGTTCTGCGGGAAGCGGAAACATGAATACGAATCTTTACGGTTGCGCCTTTAGCGTATCAACGTTGGCTGCGTATGACGGAAATCTGACTAATCGCGTGCAGGGACTTAGGGGGGCTGTTGACCATTATGGTAGCGGCGTTATGTCGAATGCTTATGGCGTGACGTTTTTTGTCTCGATTCGTGCAGGTGGCGGAAATATCACGAATGCCTATGGCCTTACATCGGAGATTGTTAATTACAGTGGTAGCACGGGTGCAGTCACGAACGCCTACGGGGCATACATTGAAAATATCAATTGCGCAACAACACTCAACTATGCTATCTACACTAACGCCGGTCAGGTGCGAATAGGTGACGATCTGTTCTTCGCGGGCGCAGGCTCGGGTCTGCCGTACGCCGGAATCTACTGCCACGATGTTGGGCTCACACTCACGATCACTGGAACTGGAATAGCGAACAAGGTTCAGGTTACGCAGTTCGCCGTCAACGAAACGTCGAACCTAATGACTCCCGATCACACGAACGATCACATTACCGTTGTGAAGACTGGTGTGTATCTCGTGACGGTATCCATTTGCGCGGCTTCGTCCGGGGGCACTGCATACGAGGTAGCTTTTGGATGCTGGAAAAACAACGGAGCTACTGAGTTCGAGAACCTTCACGTACACCGCGAGCTAGACGGCGGAGGGGGCGACATTGGTTCGATGTCAATCTCCGGTTTGGTGTCGCTGACGGCAACGGACACGCTTGAACTGTGGTGTGCCAACATGACCAATACGAACAATGTCATTATCGAGAGCATTACACTTTCCGCAGTCATGGTGGGTGGATAATGGCCGGGGCGTATACAGCAAAACCAAAAGCC